ACCTGTATATTATAAATATAGGTAGTTATTTGGTAAAATAATGGGAACTGGAAATCCAAAAGGAACAAATAGGGGTGGTGGACCAAGAAAAAATGCTTGTATATACCATCCCAGACCAGATGGTACTGTGTGGGTGGAAAGAAAAAAGCATTGTAAACAAGTTGGATATAAACATCATAAGGGATATATGGTGTTTAATCACGGATCTAGAGGTCAAGTTGCTATTCACCGATACATAGCGGAAGCTTTTATACCAAATCCAGAAGGAAAAGAACAAGTTGACCATATTAATAGAGTAAGACACGATAATCGAGTTGAAAATCTTAGATGGGTAACTAGACAAGAAAATATGAGTAATATAGTTTGGGGAGGAACTGAACAAAACGCCATAGACTACTTAACTGGATTAGGTTATACTATAATTAAACCTGATAATTAAACCTGATAATTAAAAATAAATCATTCTAATAATATGCTCGGAGCAATTTTCAATAATCTGTCTGAAACCCATTAACTTTTAGGGGCCACAAGGCCCCTTTCTTTCTAAATAAGACAACTAGATTAAAAATAATGGGTGGCTTCATTTCTGATTGTGGAAATTATGGGGTTTTTAAGTTTGGAAAGCAATGGATGGTTGTTTATCGTGGCCAACAGCTAGAAGTGTTCAAAACAATTCCTCAATGTAGAAAGTTTATCAAAGATCATCAGGACAGTTTAACGACTGTCACACAAGAAACCAAATCCCGGAATTCACCTGCTAAAATAAAACCAAGTTCCAAAAGAATCAAAAATAATATGAGCCCAAACTAATGTTTATAAATTCTTATTACTTCAGTCTGTTTTTTATTTTTTGCATCTTGGCTGCAATGATGTTAATTGATAAAAATGTGGCAGATTATTTTCTTTTGGTTCTTAAGGTAGTCAAATTAACTATCGACCGGTATATTTGGATGATTCGACTGCAACCTAAAAACCCAATTACTAACTTTATTATGAAAAGGAAATATGAAAAAATTTCAAAAGAACTCCACCAAAAACTAAACGATTCTAAATGATTATGGATGACAAATTTGATCTATCTTCCTTGCAAACAAGGATTAATGATATAAAAAAAGATGGTCAGGAGTCTGCTGATTTTACTATAGAATTTCTACAGTGTCTTATGGAAAGACATGATCTTGGAAAATCTATACCGGAAGATTATGAACTGGACAATATTCCAGAAGCAATATTTGAATGTTTACGGAAAGGAGAAATTCCTAATAGAGACGAAATTATGTTGATGGATTCGGATACACAAAATTTCTTTTTATTTGAAATGATCTGGACCTGTGGCATGACTGCAGTAGCCTTTTATACTGCGGACGAAGAAAAGATTGATGATTTGCCCAATACGTTTGAGACTATTTTGGCAATGTCCAATGTCTCGCCGGGGCATTGGAGTGCGTGCTATTTAATTGCTGTCCTAACGCTACTCATGGCGCGAGTTCCAACAGAAGAAATGATTTCTAAAATGACAAATAACTTTTCAGGTGACCCAGATCAGATTCAGTCCAATTTAGATTATTTCATTGAATTTGCTTCTGCATTACTTTGGAGGCATGTAGAAGATTCGGTGTATCATTCTGATATTACTTGTGAATAGACTAGATTCTACTACTCCATGGTATGAGTTTTTGAGTTACTGTGAATGTTGTTATTCTTTAGGAGTAACTCCCTCTGTCACAAGATTTATTCGGTACAACGAATATTTTAAAAGTAATTTCAATGAAAAGAAAAACTAAACTCAAAGAGGAGGAAATCAATTTAGATATTCCTCCATTTCATGAAATGTTTCCCATAACATTACTACATAATGATGGGGGAATTGAAAAAGTTTGTTATTTTATGTGTAAAGAACATTTACAAACATATATAACAAGAAACAAACTCAAGAAAAACCAAGTAAACATTCAAAAAACAGGAGAACGAAATAATGGCTCTAAGTGAAAAAGTTGAAGACAAATTGAAGGAAGCCGAAGGAATTCTCAGGGATTCTTTGTACTGGGCCTCCAAAAATGAAAACCCCGGAACTCTCAATGCAATTTCTAAGATCATTTCTCAACTTGATTATTTGATTAAAGTGGATAAAATTAATGATCAGGTAGAAAATTTTATTAAAAAACAAGGCGGCAACGACATTTTTAGGGGTTTTTTTTGATGAACAATTATCTTACCGATTCTGAGCAAAAAGAACTTACTGCCCTAAAGAGGGCCATTAACGACAACGTGTCATCCGTTCATTACAATAAAATGGAGCGTTTTTCGGAATTGCTTGTAAGAACTCTTTCCGGTAAAGGAGCCGGTGAGATATTTTTAGAGCCAACAAATTTCTAAATAGTCAAAAATACTGTTAGAGATGAAAACGTATAGCCAGTTTTTAGAACAAACTTCTAGTGTTTTAGATAGGCAGTTAGTGGCCAGAGAAAAGCAAAGGAAAGATTTGGAAGATAGAGCATTAAAAGCTAAACAAGAAAGAGAGGAACGTGCTGCTCAGCTAGAGCAAGAAAGAGTGGACCGAGAAAATGAGCGAAAAGAAAGGGAAGACGAGCAAAGATTAGGACGTTTAGAAGCAGGGAGGTAACAAAACGTATGAAATTTACTATCTATTCTAAAACTGGTTGTCCATATTGTGAAAAAATTAAGGCAATTATGCACTCATACAACTTTGAACATGTAGTGTATAATCTTGATGAGGATTTTACCAGACATCAATTTATTGAAGAATTTGGATTAGGAACTACTTTCCCCCAAGTTGTCCTTAACGATAAGCGACTAGGTGGATGCGTTGATACAGTGAAGTATTTAAGAGAAAATAAATTGGTTTAATGAATCAAGTTTTTTGTGATATTGAAATGGCCATAGATATGGCCTTTAAAGAAAAAAGATTTGTCATGAACTTTTTTTCTTATCTTAAGACCATAAATGCAAGGCGAATTGATGCCCAAGAATTTAAGGCTAGTAATACAGCAATTAATATAAAAACTATTGCAGAAGATTTGAGATTGTATATTGAAGGCGGTCAGACTGATGAAGCCAAACAACTCAGAGAAGCATATGGACATCTTTCAAAACCAGAAGCCAGAAAGATTATGAATTATATTCTTGGATTCATTTCAGACTGCGATGAATACATTAAAGAAAAGAATGCAAAAAAACGTAGACGCAAACCTAAATAATACAAGCAATCAAGGATTCAATTGGATGCTTGATTCACAAAGAGATAATAACAAGGAGGAACAGATTTTTAATTTTAGTTTACAGAAATCTGTTTCTTTGTTTTCTAAGAGATTTCAGTTTTCTGTAAGTTTAACCGGAACTAAATCTAAGGAGAACACAAATGTACGCGATAGCAATTTTCATTAGCGTAATTTTAGTATTATTGCTTTTTGTAGTCGGGGCGATTGTTGGGTGGATTGCCTCTTTTTATATTAATAAGAAAGAAGAAGAGCCACCATTCATACATCCCGAATTTCTAGATAGTTCTGGTAATATTATTCCAGACGAAATTATTGCACTGAGATTTACACCTAAATTAAACATTGAGGAGGATTATTACGATGACACAGACTGCGGTGAAGAATCCGAGGACTACGGCGAAACAAGTTGAATTACCACCTAACCCGTTTCAGCATGAAATTCTAGAGCTTGCGTGTTCCCAAAGAACCAATGCTAAAAAAATTGAAGTTCTTCAAAAGTATCAAAATGATGCTCTGATTAGTCTTTTTATCTGGAATTATGATGATTCAGTGATTACTATCATCCCAGAAGGAGATGTTCCATATTCAAGTAATCCCGATATTGCACCGGGAAATGATTCCCTTTCAGAAGCGATTAAAAAACAGATTGACGATAAGATGGTTGATGCTGTTGGTGGCAATCTAAAAACAACACTTAGAAACGAATACACAAAGTTCCATTACTTCATTAAGGGTGGGGACAATACATTAAGTTCTATTCGTAGGGAAACTATTTTTATTCAAATGCTTGAGGGACTTCATCCCAAAGAAGCCGAAATTATGTGTCTTGTAAAAGACAAAAAACTCACTGATCGCTACAAACTATCTTTTGATCTAATTAAAGAAGCATACCCATTTATTAGGTGGGGAGGTCGGTCGTGATGTGGTCTGAAGAAGAAAAATTATCTTTACCTAAACAATATAATTGCCAGCTTCTTTTTTCTAACGCAACGATGGCCCAGGCTAAAGATAAAAGTCTTCCTAAAGATGCATATTTAGTCTTTTATGAGAATTCTGATGGAATTGTTTCTATGGATGTATGTAGATGCAGTAAGCGTTCTAATTTATTTGATTTGTATTATGACAAATTCCGAAATGTAAAAGATATTCGTTTTGGTTATGGTAATGTTAACCCTAAATTATGGGGAGAACAGGACAAAAAAGAAAAGAAAAAGAGGAACTCCTGATGACAATAGGTTTTGGTGAAAGCGATAAATTTAGACTCTCAATAAATAAACAAGAAATAAACAATATCATTAAAAAATATAAAAAAGCAAAAAAAATTATGAAATCAAATCTTTATCAGATTCAGGTCATGGATGAAACTGAGACATATATTACCAATCTAATTAAAGAAGCCGAGGCTGACCCTCCTGTTGAATGATGGGAAAACACTACATTTTAAACCTGTATGGGTGCAAGTTTGAACTTCTAGATGATTTAGAGTTTCTTTTGGGATTGCTTACAGATTCGGCTCTTCTTTGTAATGCTACTATCTTACAAAAATCTTATCATAAATTTGAACCACAGGGAGTAACAATTATTTTACTTTTAGCCGAGTCACACATTTCAATTCATACTGTTCCTGAAAAGGGTGAAGCCTATGCGGATGTTTTTACATGTAGTGAGGTTGATCCAGTGATTGGATGCCATAAAATAATCCAGGAGTTGCATCCAGAAAGTTATAATTTGGAGTTTATCCCCCGATGAAAAATGAAAGAATAAAACTGATTATTAAAAATATAGAACTTCTTCTTGAGCAATTAAAATTAGAAGTTATTGATGAAGAAGTTTTACCGATTGAAAATAAAAATGTTATTGATATTCGGGATCTTATAACCAAAGATGATTATGAAGAACCTGAGTATTATGAAGACCCTGATTATTTACCAAATGTTTCTGTAAAATGGAGAAATACCGATGTATGATTTAACTGATTTTGAAAAAGGACTAGGAAACTTTTCTGATAGAGTAGAAATTATTGTTGGCCTAGAGATGGGTGATAAATTGTCGTCTGATGAGGCTTATAAAATGATTAAAGAAGAATTTAAAAAACTTAAAAAAATCCATAAGGAAATTTGATTATGAGACCAGTAAAAGCAGCCGATCTTCTTGAATTAGATCCACGTTTACAGACTGTGGTTCTTCAGTGCTATCCTATCCCTGAGCAGGTTATATACCAGGCAGCAAAGTGCGATTATTCTGAAACACCTATTCATGAGCAAGTAATTCCTTCTCCAACAAAGTGCGGGGAGTGGATTGTAGAAACTCTTTTGGCTAATGATAAAGGCCACTATGGATGCTACAGTGAAGACACTGAGGTTATGACAGAAAATGGATGGAAACTATGGCCCGAGGTGGGTTATAGTGATAAATTAGCCGCAGTGGATATAGAAACCGGATCTATTAAATTTGAATACCCAAAGGACCTGCAAAAGTATGATTTGCTACCCGGTGATAAACTTTATTCTATTGAATCCCAGAAAATTTCATTGGCGGTTACTCAAGACCACCGTATGGTATATTCATCTAGAACGAATAAAAATTGGCGTTTTTCAACTGCGGCTTCACTAGCCGGTAAACCAGTAATCTACAGGTTGGCCGGGGATTTATGTGACGAAGATAGAAAAATTCCAACTGACTGTCCCACCGACTATGATCTTGTGAATACATTCAAATTAGCCGGTTTCTTTTTTGGGGACGGAGTTCGTAGTAATAATAAACAACCTAAGTGTTTACGGTTTAGACTAAGGAGACATAGAAAAATCTCATACCTAAAATCATTGGGTTTTGATGTAAGAGAAATGAAAGATGATAGATTTACAGTTGATCTAGGTGAAACCGCTACTTGGATTTCCAAAAATTTCTCTAATACTGATGAAAAAGTTTGCCCTAACTTTATTCTTAAGTTACCGAAATATCTTTTTGATGCATTTTTAGATGGACTCAAAAATAGTGATGGGACTTTAAAAAGGAAAACTTGGGTATATGATTCAACAAACCTTGACGCTCTAGAATTAGTTCAGGCTGCCTGTCATCTTAATGGTATGTCGGCAACGGTAACTTTAAATCATCCAAATGTAGGAGTAGGACCCGAAAATCATAAACCTTGTTGGAGATTACATATTTCAAGTTTATATCCAATTGCTAGATTTGAGGTTCATCAAAGAGGAAGAACTAAAGGAACAGAAAAATTAATTTCTTATACTGGAAAAGTTTATTGCGCTACGGTTAGCACCGGGGCATTGCTCGTAAGAAGAAATCGTAGGCCTATTATCTCTGGAAATTGTATAGAACATCCGGCAATCACACTTTCTGTTTCTGGTTATGTTCACAGTGTAATGGTGCAAGGAAGAACTCATCGTATTTCTTCTTGGGATTGTCAATCGAATCGTTATACGGGAGATCGAGTTGTTAAAGTTGCCAAAGGTGAACTTCCTGTTGAAGACGTTTTTTATGTGCGCCCTGCTGGGCATTATACAAATCGGCAAGGTAAAAAATATGATTGGACCGAAGAACATCGTCAACGTAAACTAGAACGTATTTTTGATGAGTGTATAGAATATGCCGATTATTATGGACAAGGAATGGCCGAAGAACATATCAGGGATTATCTTCCACAAGCAATTCGTCAAAACTTTGTAGTATCCTTTAACCTTAGGTCTGTTCTGCATTTTATGGATCTTAGGGCAAAGATGGACGCCCAACTAGAAATTCAGGCTCTTTGTGCTCAAATAGCACCTCTTCTTGAACAGTGGACTCCAAATGTTTGGAAATACTATGAAGAAAAACGCCTACATAAAGGTAAACTAGCTCCTTAATAGTATGAAAAGCTATTGTCTTGTAGACAATTCAACTGGTAATATTTTTAAAATTCTTTTAACAGAAGAGGATTTTATAAGATTTTTGGCTGATAACCCAGAAATCGATAAATGTGTTAATTGCGTCGAGTGCGAAGACGCGCCAAGTATTACTCTAGAGAACAACTAATGCCGACATATCCGATTATTCATAAAGAAACAAAAGAGCAAAAAGAAATTACTCTTTCTATTGATGAATGGGAAGAATTTAAACAAGAAAATCCCCTGTGGGTACGAGATTGGTCTGACCCAACTACCGCTCCAAATGCAGCAGAACTTGGCGAATGGAGAGATCGCCTTAATAAGTCACATCCCTCATGGAATGAAGTCTTGAAAAAATCTAAAAAAGCCGGTGGAATGAATTCACAAATGAAAACCCTATGACCAGATCAAGAGCGCAACGCAAGTCCCGACAACAGGCAAACATTCCGTTAAACAAGAAAAAACAGCAATCTCCTTTGGTTACTCTCGACAATCTTGTTGAACTTCAACCGTTAACTAAAAATCAAGAAAGACTTTTTGATGCTTACGATGATGGTAAAAATATCGTGGCTCATGGATATCCTGGAACTGGCAAAGCCCAGCCATTATATTCAAAGATATTAACCCCGAATGGCTGGGTGTTAATGGGTGAACTAAAAGTTGGAGACGAAGTGATAGTCCCCAAAGGCGAAATTTCAACTGTAACTGGAATATTCCCACAGGGAGATAAGGAAATTTATGAAATTGTATTTCATGATGGATCCAAAACAAGAGCCTGTGGTGAACATTTATGGGACTGTTATTTTCCACGCGATAAAAATTATAGGCATGGTTCAGATAAAAAATTAGTCACAACTTTGGAAATTATTGAACATCTAGACTATCAAAAAAATAAAAAATCTAAAGATTATGTTAATATTTCTATCGATTTAATCACACCAAGAGAAACTAAAGATATTGAACTTCCACTAAATCCTTATTTATTGGGTGTTATTATTGGTGATGGATCTGTAGTAAATTTACCCGCGATGATCAGTAATGCTGATGACGAATTATTAGAAAAGGTTTCTAATATATTAAATGAAGATTTTAATGGGTGTAATTTAAATAAAATTAAAAGTAATAAATATAACTACTCCATAAGTATAGATTCTTCAATCACTAAGCTAAATCCGGTTTCACATATAATTAGAGAATTAAATTTGTATGGGAAAAAATCTTATGAAAAAGAAATTCCTCAAATTTATATGGATTCAGGCATCAATCAAAAATTAATGCTACTACAGGGACTTTTGGATACTGATGGTACTGTTGGAAGTACTAGTAGTAATGGTAATGTTTTATTTACATCAACTAGTCATAAATTAGCCCAACAAGTGCAGGAATTAGTTTGGTCTATTGGCGGATTAGCGACCATTACGCAAAGAATTCCAATCTTCAATCATAAAGGAGAAAAAAAACAAGGTAGAGTTGCGTATACTATACACATAAAAACCAGAGATAATAAAAAACTTTTTTATATTTCTAGAAAAAAAGATAGATGTAAAGACACTTATGATTCATTACAATATCGAAGAAGAATTAAAGAGATTAATTATATCGGAGTGGAGCCTGCTCAATGTATCATGATTGATGATGTCGATCATCTTTATATTACTGATGATTATATCGTTACTCATAACACCATCTGCCTGCTCTACAAGGCCCTGGAAGACGTTCTAGACCCTAAGACGCCATATAAGAAGGTCATCATGGTAAGATCCACTGTAGCCACCAGAGACATTGGATTTCTGAAGGGTAGCGTAGAAGAAAAAATTGGTGAGTATGAAAAGCCATATAAGTATATGATTAAAAATCTTTTTGATTTTGATTCTGATGAAAAGTATGAGATGCTTTATGGGAACCTAAAGGCCCAGAAGAGTTTTTACTTTATGCCAACGAGTTTTATTCGTGGGATGACAATTGACGAGGCGGTTATAATTGTTGATGAATTTTCTAATCTAAATTTTCATGAATTAGAAAGTATCATTACACGAGTAGGTGTAGACAGTAAGATTCATTTCAGTGGCGACATTGCCCAATCGGATCTTATAAAAAAATCAGAAAAAGACGGAGCCGTATTGTTTTTGAAGATTCTTGGTCAAATGGAATCTTTTGAGACGATTAATTTTGGTATTGATGACATTTGTAGGTCCTCTTTAGTTAAAGAATTTATAATCGCCAAAGAGTCGCTTGGTGCTTGTAATTAGGTAAGATCAGTGAAGGAATATAAATATTTATTCTTTCACTGATCTTGTTTATGTATCACTTCATTTATAAAACATATTCCACATCAGGCTTATATTATTATGGTAGACATAGCACTGATGATATTGATGATGGGTATTTAGGTAGTGGAAAGTGGATTAGATCTATTAAAGATAAATCTAAACTTAGAAGAGATATCGTATTATTTTGTGAAAATTTTGAAGAATTACTTAAAAGCGAAAAAGAATATATCTCCAACCATATAAATGATCCTAAATGCATGAATTTTAATGAAAATCCTGTTGGTTTTTCTAGTATTAATAATCCAAATAAATTATTGAAAGGATCTAGTGTATTAAGCGAAAGACATAAAGGAGAAAAAAATGGCATGTATGGTAAAAAACATACTGAAGAATGTAAAAATCATTTAAGTGAAGTTATGTCTGGAGAAAATGGCCCCTTTTATGGGAAAAATTATACTGAGGAAGCTAAAGAAAAAATACGACAGAGAAGATTAGGAAGTAAATTTTCTCCAGATACTATTGAAAAATTGAAAAAAAGGTTTCCGGGAACAACTCATCCTAGAGCTAAATTAACTGAAGAGGAAATTTTGGAAATATATAAACTTTCTTGGGAAGGAAATTTGGCACAAAAGCAGATTGGTGAAATGTTTGGAATTGGACAAGGCCATGTAACTAACATTAAAAATGGAATTGTTTGGAACAAAATCACAAAACACAAAATAACCAATAATTTTTAAACACAATTTAATGGGTAAAAAAAATTTTGGTGGAAAAGTAAATAAAATTACAAATTTATCTACACCTCTAACCGCATAAGAATTGAATAAACAGCTTTTAAACGGGCGCATAAGCCCTCAGACCACTTGACAAATCTAGGAGACCATGCCACAATATACCCAGGCTGAAGGATAAAATGACTTTTACACATGTTGAGATAGATTTACCCAAATTAAAAAGAGAACACATAAATGGGGTTCGCTATTATACAATCAATGAAGAAAACAAAAAGCTAGTCTCCATAACTTCTGTTATTAGCAATTATAACAAAGAAAAATTCTCACTCTGGAGAAAAAAAGTCGGAGACGAAGAAGCCGATAGAATAGTAAAAAATTCTACCAACAGGGGCACTGACACTCACACTCTTATTGAAAATTACCTCTTAAACAAAGATCTTCCTAAAGTACATCAAATTATTTCAAATTACTTATTTAATTTTGCCAAACCCGATTTAAATAGAATCAACAACATTTATGCGCTTGAAGGGGCTCTTTATAGTCTCACTTTAGGCGTGGCCGGAACCGTAGATTGCATCGCAGAATTCGACGGTGAACTTTCAATCATTGATTTTAAGACATCGAAAACTCCTAAACCAGTAGGGTGGCTTGAGGGATACTTCACACAGACGATGTTTTATGGAATGGCCTTTTATGAAATGACTGGAATCAAAATTAAAAAATTAGTTATAATTATGACATGCGAAAATAGTGAATGTGTTGTTTATGAAGAAAGAGACCTTAAAAAGTACATGAAATTGGTTGTTAAATATATCGATAAATTTGTACAAGATATGTCAAAAACACTCTCCGATTAATAAGATCATGAAAACATTTAACTATAAACAAGAATTAAAAAAAGAATTAGAAAAAAAATTTCATTCTCCTGAAAAATTTTCTCAAGAAATCGAGAACTTAATTGTCAAAAAGCCAGAACTTAATTATATTACGGCTATTATAGAATACTGTGAAGAAAATGATATTGATGTGGAACTAGTTCCAAAATTAATTACAAAACCACTTAAAGAAAAACTTAAGTGGAATGCAACTGAATTAAACTTTTTGAAGAAAACTTCGCTGGGTAAATTACCGATTTAAAATGTCTCCCTTTGAAGTTTATGAATTGTATCTGGCCATAAAGATGCATTTCACTCAGCCTTCTTATGATTACTTTAAATATTCCGGTAAAGTAAAATCAAATATCGAGTCCTTTAATAAAAGAAAAGACCGATATTTCTTTGAAAAACTATCAAGAAAAAAAACTAAAAAAGATATCATCGAATACTTTGTTTCTAACTTTATAGAAACATCTGATCCAAATAAGATGTGGGTTGGTGAAATGAAGTCCTCTGGGGATGAAAATTATACAAAATGGAAAGGAAGGATTCAGTCTTTTACTTACTTATTTGAGCAAGACCTTAATTTATTGACTGATAATTGTCATTTATTTGAGGCAATTATTTCAAAATCAGGACACCCTAAAAGCATAAAATCTTACTTAGCCGGAAAGATTTCATTAGAGACTTTAGTTGTTCTTGATGATCTAACTTCTTTTACTAGTAAGCTATCAGATTCTTATGATCCGGTTTTAAATTTAATTAAAACTAAGATACATAAGTATAGACAATTTTTTGACTATAATAAGGATACTGCTATCCAAAAACTTAGACAAAAAATGTAATTGTCTATGGGTTGGTAAACCCATCAAAAAAGTTTCCAGTTTAACGTTATCTACCGTATTAAAACAAAATGGATTTTAAACAACTTAAAAAACAATCTTCTCTAGGCAGCCTTACCGAAAAACTTCTTAAAGAAGCAGAAAAGATGGGTGGAAGTTCATCGATGAAAGATGATCGTATTTTCACTGTTGAGCGCGATAAATCTGGACTCGGACTTGCCGTTGTCCGTTTTCTACCGCCCCCTCCTGGTGAAGATAAGGCGTTTGTAAAACTTTATAATCATGGTTTCCAGGTTAATGGTAAATGGCTGATTGAAAATTGCCCAACAACTATTGGGGAGCAATGTCCTATTTGTAGTGCAAATAGTGTGCTTTATAATTCTGGAATTGATTCAAATAAAAAAATTGTAACACAGCGCAAACGTAAACTCAGCTTCTATAGCAATGTTTATGTTATCAAAAATCCTTCAAATCCTGAGTTAGAAGGAACCGTAATGCTTTATCGCTTCGGTCAAAAGATTTTTGATAAAATCAAAAGCGCAATGAAACCCGAGTTTGAGGGAGATGAGGCTATTGATCCGTTTGATCTCTGGACTGGTGCTAACTTTAAAATCAAAGTTAAGACTGTCAAAGAAGCAAGTGGTCAATCTTATCCTAATTACGATGAAAGTCTTTTTGAGACCCCATCTGTACTACATGGTGACGATGAAGAGCTAGAAAAAATCTGGAGGCGGGCACACTCTCTTGATGAACTTATATCTTCCGACAAGTTTAAGAGTGATGATGAACTTCAAAAGCGTCTTGATTTTGTCCTGGGTGCCAAGGTTCCTAGTAATACTCAAGAGCAAGAAGAAGAAATTGAGCGTCAATATCCCTCTGAGGAAACTGACATGCTAAAGGAGCTAGAAGCCTCTTACAGCCGCTCTAAAGCATCCACAGAGGACGATGAGGACGATATGGATGATTCCCTTGCTCGGTTCCAAGAACTGGCTGGCTGATCTCTCTAACCCGCACTTACTGAGGCCCCGATAGGGGCCTTTTTTAATATTCAAAAATTCTTATATTCTCGCCGCGTTTTAGTTTCCTGTTGATATATTGAGTTCCACCTTCCTTATAAGTCATAATTTCTTCAAGATTTTCAAACAATACATTCAAGTATATTGGTTTAAGAATAAAAATATCTCTTTTCTTTTCTTCTTTTCTGACTTCATATTGATAATTAGTTACTTCGGCAATAAAGTCAGTTGATGGAACTAAAACGTCTTGTTGTATTCCACTATCATAAAACCCAAAATAATACACGCCATTATTTTCCACATAGTTTCCATTTGTACTCCACGTTGGACTTATTTGTTTGCCTGCTTCTAATAAAACTCTACCTATAGAATCTTTTATCTCTAGAGTTTCATAGTGATGAATACCACTGTAAAGCTCTTCATACGAACTATATTTCTGCAACATAATCTTATCAAATGTTTGCTGAGGCAGCGGCCATTCCTCTTGGACATTTATAATATTATTAGAAAGAAAAATAACCCAATCTAGTGTGGGATCCCCATAAAACTTTGAGGCAATATTGTCCGCTCTTTCATTACCGATAATACTGTATTTTGTAAAAAATGCTAAATTATCGAATAATTCTTCAAATAATTTCCCTCTTCTAAAAAAGTTTTTTATTTGAGTATATTCGCCTATTTTAGCATTAGGGAGGCGGTTGACATATTCAAGATTTGGAACGTAGCTGAAATAATGTGCCATTAGTATCCTATTGGGTGAGTGCCTTCATAATCAGAAGCATAAATCGGAGTCAACTCTTTAAACTGCAATGTAATTCTATACATGACCATTGTTGCCTCTGAATCCGACTTATCATTAAAAGTCATATAAGTTCCAAGCGGTGTATAATCTACAGTGCAACTTTGAAGAGCACACATTTTTATTTTCCCGATTGAGGGATGTTCTATGGAATTTTCCGGGCCAGTAATTTCTTTTGATTTATCATCTTTATTTCCTTTAATATATTTAACTCTAAACACATAGGGTGAATTTAAAAATACACCCACAGAAGAAGTTTGTGGTTCTAACGTACTCTGTTGATTTTCAGTTGACAGGCCAAATTGACCGATATCCCCTATCGTATCTCTTACGGCCATATATGCCTTAAAAAAATAAATTATATCTTTAATAATTGTAGCTTCTTGTTTTCCTTTTGCGAATAAATCAAATGAAAAAGAAAATTGTCTTAATTGCGGACCATTAAAAAGCAACTCTAGGTTGGGGTTTAATGTACTACCCGTTGCACGAGTTAAAAGATTATTAACTTGTACCGCCTGCCCTGCAAGAAATGTTCGTATGAGATTACCCGCCGGGGTTCCTGTGGCAAATCTAGTATAAGGATCAAAATTCCCGACTTCATTTTCAACCCCTTGCCTGTCACCAGACCCCAACGACACCCCTAAAGATATGTTAGCCAGCTGTCTTTGTAATTCATTAATCCGATCCTCTTGCCAATCAACTGAATTTGTATCAGCAACTTTATTAATAGGTAAATAAACGAATCCAGCTGAGGTGACCCGATTATAGCCAGTTTCTGCAGTGGCTCTTCTTGTACTACCAAATGCAACAGCATCTGATACTGTTTTTTGTATTGTCCTATCTGCATATTGCCAAACACTAAATTCCATTCTATCTTGTTTTGGACTCATGTTTTTTGGATATACTTTTATTGTATTAAACGGGGTTGTTTTTTTTGTTTTTGGATCTTGTACTCCCCGATAAACAATAGTCTCTTCAGTTGCAGTTGGTCCCGCGATTGCTTTTTTACCTTCTTTGACAAGGCTCTCAAAATTTTTTACCTCTTGTTCCGTGGCATCATTAGTTGGACTTAGCCCACCACCTGGGCTCATAGTGCCGATATTTACCCAATTTTCCCCAGATTTTCTTTCAATGATCGATCCTTCTTTTTTTACTCTGTATGTTTTGTTATTCAGTAAAAATTCTCGGGAATAACCTTCGTTGTTTTCGCCCATTTATTTGTTATATTTTAATTATTTATTTACTTTAATCGGATAAAAAGTTGGAATTTTTAAAACATAATCTAGTTCATCTGGATTAATTTTGTAGAACTTTGATTGCACTCTGTCGAATCTATATTTTCTAAAAGGTGATTCAACATAAGAAGGCGCGTCTTTCCAATGGAAATTAACTCCCTCAAAATATAAACCACTAGCACTTGTGACCAAAACAACAGGATTTAGGTCATACCATTCTGGGGTTCTTCCAACATATTTAAATGTATAAATTTGATTTAACTGGAAAGATTGAGAAGTTCTGTTTAGAGTAGCTAGTACTGTAATTAAAGTTTTAAAATAATAATTTGGATCATATCCACTAGGAATATTTTCTGAAAGCTCCTTGAGCTTGTTTATTTTTTCTTTTTCCTGTCTTGCTGTTTTATAATCTACAAATTCTTCTGGATCTCTTTTTTGCTGCTTTGCAAGAAAAACAATTCTCTGTTCATCGCTGTCAATTTTTCTTCTTTTTGCATCTGCTAAGCGACCAAAATAAGTTAAAATTTTACCAACAGCACTCCAGGCCCTTGTTGCAATATTAGATAAAATTCCCATTTTAGATTCCTAATTGCTTTTCTGTTATTACCTTGAATAGTATATTATTTGATTCACAAAATTGCTTTGCTTGATTCCACTTAGAAATATTTTTTTCATACGTAGCAACTTCGTTTAAGTAAGTAGAAGTTCTCTTTTTTCCTCTTTTCGGTGGTATTGTTTGCTTTTCGGGTTTTATTTCTACAATATAAGATTCAATTACTCCTTCTTTGTTTTTTATTTTTAGAAATAAATCAGGGAAATATCTTCTGACCTTATTGGTCGAATAATCAAAATATTTTATTGGAAATGGTTCGGATGACCATTCTAGGATGCTTTCAGTTTCATCAGCCCATTTGAATGCTCTTAATTCCCATGAAGATCTAAATACAATTTGGTTTATATCGCCAATGTATTTTTGTGGATTTTTTGGTTTAAATAATCCCTGAAGATAATTGGTCAAATGTATAATAAATACTTATTAACAATAGTTATTTATAAATGGCCCCAAAAATTAGAACTTTATCGGAAATTAAATCTAAACTTTTGCGGCCTGCTACAACCAGCCATTTTGAATGCGTATTTACTCCACCAGGAGATGTAAAAAAATTCATTGAAGGCCGTAAACTTAATATAACACCAATTACCGAAGAAAAAATAAACATAAGTTGCTGTGATGCTTCTCTTCCAGGATCAACATTACAAACTGCCACTTTAACTGATTCTTATACTGGCGTCACTGAAAATTATGCATATAGAAGATCATATGATAACCGTGCAGACTTTTCTTTTTATGTAGATAATTCTGGAGCGGGAGCGGGAGATTACTATTCAGTTATTTTATTTTTTGAAAATTGGATTTCTTATATCGTCGGGGAAGATAGTTTAAATGATCAAAGTACAACTAATTATTTCTACCGGGTTAATTTTCCTGAAAATTACATAGCAAAGGCTTTAACCATTTATAAATTTGAGAAAGATTATAACACAAGCCGAAAATATTTAAAATATGACTTTATTGGTGCGTTTCCTCTTTCAATTGCATCAACCCCAGTTTCTTATGAGTCTTCTCAATTGTTAAAATATACGGTATCTTTTTCTTATTTGAGATATGTTTTATCTACTGAGACTGGCCCACTTCAACCTACTTCTAGACCATAATCTAACGTATAGGCACTAAATAATATCATAGTTATTCTTCATAATTTTTAAAATGCCTCTTCCCGTTATTAATGCCCCTGAATATTTTCTTGAACTTCCATCGAATGGAAAAAAAGTAAAGTATCGCCCGTTTGTTGTAAAAGAAGAAAAAGTTCTTCTTCTTGCTCTTGAATCTGAAGATGTTTCAGAAATGTCTAACGCGGTTAAAAATGTACTTTCTAGTTGTGTAAAAGGTGAAAATTTAGATATTGAAACTTTACCAACTTTTGATATTGAATATCTCTTTCTTAATATTCGCGGTAAAGCCGTAGGCGAAGAAATTGAATTACAACTTCTTTGTCCAGATGATGGCGAAACATATGTAAAAACAAAGATCTTTATTGATGAAATTAACATCAAAAAAGATCCAACCCACACAAACAAAATAAAGATTAATGATACACTAATGATGGAAATGAAATATCCATCTCTAGAGCAATTTATTAAGTCCAACTTTAGTTTTGACGACAGAAAAAATCAGTTAGAACAATCTATTGAACTGATTGCTTCTTGCGTGGATACAATTTACAGTGAAGAAGAAGTTTGGACATCTGCTGATGTTACACTCAAAGAAATTGTGGATTTTATAGAAAATTTCAATTCAACCCAATTTGGTGAGATTGAAAAGTTCTTTGAAACTATGCCCAAGTTAGAGCATAAGATCAAGATTAAAAATCCAGAAACTAAAGTTGAAAGTGAAATTACTTTGGCAGGGTTATCAGATTTTTTCGGTTGAGTTTAAGTCATATTGACTTAATGAATTATTATAAAATTAATTTTAGCCTGGCCCAATTTCACAAATGGTCAATAGCCGAAATAGAAAATTTTATGCCTTTTGAACGCGAACTTTATGTAATAATGTTGAATCAACATATTGAAGAGGAAGAACAAAAACAAAAATCCTTATCACAATAAATGTCAGTTAAAAGCAAATTAGAATCACTAAGAAAAATACTAGGGCCGGAGAATTTTTTTCTGGCCGAGGCTTTTATTGATAAGAATTTAAAACCATTAAAGATAAGAAAAAATTCTAATCTTTACGCTGCGGCTGTTGAATATGTTGGTACTTTATTTGAACAAGAAACTCAAATATTAACTGATAGAGAAGTTGAAACTTTAACCAAAGATAATTTAAAAAATAAAGTTGGTGTAGTACACAAAAAATTAAAAAAAGAGTTCGATGATTTATTAAAATTAAACGAATTAATAGAAGGCGAGAAAAAAAATACTAGAACTCAAGCGGCTAGACCTCTACCCGATCCAATCCCAGTCGCCGCAGCAAAAAAAAAACCACCAGAAGTAACTCTTGAAACAAATAAAAAAAGAGTTCAAAAAGGTGATTCCGCGACAGTAACATGGAACTCTAAAAATGCAGTACGAATAGCCCGAACAAATATTCCAGGGGTAACTACAAGATCTTCTTTAAGTGGTTCAATAGAAGTAGAAGATATAAGAAGACGGAGAGATCTTTATATTGTTGTTGAATCTTTAACCGGACAAAAAGCAGAAGCAAAGACACAAATTCTGGTTGAAACTCAGCAATATCAAAGAAAGAGAGAAAGGGGAGTAATTGAAGATGATGAAGTTAGCCCCCCACCACCTCCACCAAGACCATCATTAACAACTCTAGTTAGTCCTTCTACCCGAGCGCAACCACAAACTAGAACAAGACCGGGACCAACCGCAGAGTCTTCTAATATAAACAATAATATACTATTAAATATCAATAAGTCTCTTACAAATATAGCCAAGGTTCTTTCTTCACAGTTAAAACTGGGTCAACGAGTTTTTGATATGGATCGAAGATCCAATGAGTCGGCCACTCGCCTTAAGAAAGAGCAAGAAATGGAGGAGAAGGATAGTGGTATCCCAGGTGGAGCATTGATGAAAGCCGGTGCAGAGAAAATGCTCTCTCCATTTAAAACTATTATTGATAAAATTATTAACTTTATTGTTTACACATTTTTAGGTAGGGCCTTTACTGAAATTATTAAATGGGTAAATGATCCAAAAAATTCAGAAAAAGTTGATGCCTTAGGTAAATTCTTAAAAATGGCCTGGCCGGCTATTCTGGGTCTTTCTTTGTTATTTTTGACTCCTTTGGGCGGGTTTATTTTAGGTACTGTTCAATTTTTAATTGGGACAGCTAAAACATTAAGATCCTTAAAACTTCTTATTGATAAACTTATATTTAAGAAGGGTGCTAAACCTCCCACTACGGGATCACCAAAAAGTCCGGTAGGGGGTAGACCAAAGGTAACTGTTAGTGGAGAAACTCAGAGTAAAGTTCCATTCAGGAGAGGTCCTAAAATAACAGGTGACGTACAATCAAAAGGCTTTAAACTTCCTAAAGTTTCTCCTGGTGCTGTAATCCGAGGTATAACAAACGCAGGGATAGGACTTGCGGGTTCATTTGCTATTGATGCGTTGGGGGAGGCAATTCAGGGCGGGGCGTCCCAGAATATTGTTTCTCGTCTTCAGCAATTATCACCAGAGCAAAGAGAAGAAAAAATAAATCAATATAAACAAATAATTAAAACCGAAGAGGAGTATCAGAAATCCCCATTATTTTTAATTGATAAAATAAAAAATTTAGGTGGTGAAACAGAAAGCGAAAGAATTACAAGATTTTTTAAAAACATCCTAAAGAAATCAGATTCTTATTCTACCGGAGGACAAATTTTTTCTGGGTTAGTAACGGAAAAAGATGGGGTAAAAGTATCTGGCGCCGGGAAAGATACTCAAGCATTCCCGGTCATGGGTGGAGGGACTGCTGTTCTTCAGCCAGGAGAAGTTGTACTCAATAAGGCCGGTGTAAAAAATGCACTTTCCTTAGGAATAGATCCACTAAAGCTAAACACCGGACCTAATGCTAATAAACCGGTTAATATAACAACCGGAATAAAAGCAATGAAATCAGGTGGGGTTGTTGGGGGTATGCGCAACATGCCTTCAATGGCCGGCACTAGAAAAATGCCCTCAATGAATATTAATTCAATTAATAATATTACTAATAGATCAACTAATTTAAATATTAGTAATAATATGTCCATGAGACAGCCAACGCGGATGACGAGTAATATATCCAATATGTCTATGAGACAGCCAACGCGGATGAGAAGTAACATGCCTAATATGTCTATGAAATCACCAATGTCGATTTCTAGTAGAAGTTTCCCTTCTATGGGCAGTTCATATAAGGCTCCTAGGTCTATGTCAATGGGGTCAATGAGTAAACCTTTTATTCCTCAAATGAGGAGATATGAAAGTTCTGGTAAGTTCATAAGAAAAATAGACCAGACTTCATATAGTAAGCCTTATGATAGTTTAGCCAGATCTACTTCTACTGTTTATCAGAGCCCCAATCAATTTCAAATATTAAGAGCTTCTCCTACACTTAATGCCCCGGAGCCTCTTTCCAGGGCAAGAAGAAAGGAGCCAATCATGTTGCCTCCAATTACAATGGGACAGGATACGATTGGCTCATCGGCAGGGCCTGGAACGCAGCTTCCAGTATTTGGGGCCACTTGCCCTAGTTCAAGTGCGGCATCCTCTAGAAAAATCTTGTGTGATATTTACGGGATAATTGTCTAATGGACCCATCTAAATTTTTTAACCGAAAGGTAAACATTAGAAATTCCAAGACTCCTTATAGTAAAGGGAAGTTTGTTGATGAATCGGCAAATTATTCTAATAGAATATCAACTAGAATAAACCAAAGCCCTCTAACCAAATCTCTATTTTCATTTAGGAATAAAATATTCCAAATTGAAAATTTATTAACGGGTATCCTTAATTTAAATAAAAAAACCGAAGAACAAAAGAAAAAAATAAAGCCAACTGATACTGTAAAAAGAAAACCAAAAATAGAAGGGCCTAAAATTTTCGGTAATATTATAAACCTACCTCCAACTAATGCCTTAGATTTAATCAGGGATTTTGTAACCTTTACATTTTTGGGGTGGCTTTTTACTCGACTACAACCTATAATGGGAGAGTTAACAAAAATACTCCCGTTAATAGAGGGGTTAATTGGCTTTGTTAGTGGAACTCTCAAAAATATGATTGATATATTTGCTACCTTTTTAAAGGTCAGTTTTGATGCTATAGATAAGTTTAATGAAATATCTTCAAGTATAAAGAAAAATGTTACTGGTGTAAATAAACAATTTGATGAAACTTTATCACTATTAAAGGGTGTATTTGGTGGAACCATTGAATTAGTAAATTCCTTTTTGGGGGTTTCAGTAGATAAAGATGAGTTGGATCGAGCCAAAACTGAGTTACCAAAAGATAAACCAGTTGATAATATCCCTCAAATGCCACCTCTACCTAAAGTAGATGATGCCCCGAAACCTCCTGTACAAAAATTACAACCAACCCCTTCTTTATCAACATCAACAAATGTACAAGGAGTTTATACTGGGGGAGTCATTCGTGGGTTTAATGCTGGGGGTAATTTAAATCAAGAACGAATTGATCCACGGTCACCCGTAACTCGCGGAATTACTCCCCAGAAAAAAGAACCCCTAAAACAAAAACCAATTATAAGTCAGCAAAAAACAACGCCAGGTAAAGACGTAGGTGGTTTTAAACGGGTTAAAGAATTATATGATTCAAAGGGTGCTGGTCTTCTTGATTTTGTTCCATTAGTTTCCTTTTTTAGCCCTGATAAGAAGAGTGGTTTTGATGCTCTAGTGAGGACATCTGAGGAATATAAAAAACCAACGATGAATGACATTTTAGGTGTTGGTAATTTGATGGGCGCATCTGTTGATTCTGCATTGGGTCAGAAGATAGAAAAGAAATCTTATGCTCAATTTGCAGCCGGTATTAAGTATTTGGTCGATTACGGTAGAACTCAACCGGAAGAGTTTGCAAAAATTGATCTTGAAGATATGGTAAGGAAGATTGTCGAGCCAAAAGTAAATATGGCAATCAACCGAATTCAGGAAGAAATTAATAAAAAGTCTGCGGTCGAGGTTACTCCTGGCCCCGGCGAAGGAGGTGGTGGAGGTGGTCTTGACTTTGGTGGGGATGTTGGAGATTATGCTGATTTGATTGCATTAATAGTTGCTGAAGAAAGTGCTGGTCATGGCGGCTATGAAGCATTTAATACTGGTGGTTATGGTAGTGCGCCTAGTGGATCCGCAAACTCCATTAACACTCCAGTTGGTGGAATTTTAAGACCTCTAACACAAAGGACAGTTAAAGATATTATGAATATGCATAATAGACGGCAAATACATGCTACAGGAAGATATCAAATAATTGCAACTACTTTACGTGGATTAATTAGTGGTGCATATGGTCAAACTGGTGTAAATGAAAATGATTTATATGACGCTGCAACACAAGATAAACTCGCTATTGCATTAATAAAAAATAGACTAAAAAATTCTACTCTTCAAAATTTTAGAGATGAATGGACTGGATTAAAAAAGGTTCCTGATAATGTTTTGAAGGCTGCTATAGAAAAGGCAAAAATTGGTAGGTTATACAATGTAAGTGATATTCTTTCTAGTAATTTAAAAGGCCTAGTATTACATTCTGGGCCAGGCGGCCTCATTCAAGGTGGATCTGGAAGTAAGGGAGAATCTGATTATGCGGTCCACTTCCATCTTGACACTAAAACCCCAAATCCAACTAAAGAAGAATTAGCAAATGTAAGAGAAGTTGCGTTTAAGGCCGTGAAAATCATGCTTGCTAGGGGCTCTAAAGTATATTTTGGTAATCTAAAGGATTATGCGTCTAACGATGACAATACACTTAGGAGGCAGATTGCAGAAGATCAGAGAAGACACGCTCAACGAAGCACTCCAGGTGTTGATATTCAAGAAATAAATCCCAATGTGGGACCAACTATTAAAGGGCTACCTGGTTCTAGAATCGCTTTTCCATTTGCAGTTGGTCGTGTTTATAGAAAGGGTGGTTATGGTAGGGAATCCGAAATTATAGGTTCTGGGGGCGTGGTAGTCTCACATGGAGCAGCTGGTTCATCCGCGAGTATCGTACAGCGATCACAACAACCTCCCGGACCCACTCAACAGACTAAACCTCCAACACACCAACAACTTAACAACCGCATGGGCCTTAATATCCCAGAAGGGGAACCTTATATGATTAAAGGTAAAACGTATTATGTTGATTTTAAAGATAATAAAATACGAACCCTAGATGAAAAGGGGAATATAGTAGAAATACAAGTAGGAAGAGGAAAAAACGAATGGATATTAAAAGAAATTAGAGAAATACAAAAAATAAGAAAAAATCAAAAAATTTCTTTTTCTAAAATTTCACCAACTTTACCCGACCAAAAATATGCGTCATATGAACAATTAGGATCTCAGGAAGGTGAAATAGCATTTCAACCATTAATATATCCCAAACCAATTCCAGTTCCTGTTTCATCTGATGTTGTTGCATATCCCATTCCGTCAATAAGTAATACTGATATAAAATTAACCTAATGTCTAATTTAGCTGCTGCTGGCGGAAAAGGCCAGATAAAAGAACTAAAATTAATATCTAATTACTCAGGTGATCTTAATTTAACTGATGGATTTCTTGGAATGATGCTCTATGAAAGTATTTTAGATTATTCAACCAGGGCAACCCTTTCTTTCGTAGATACCGGATACAGATCAAATAAATCTGGAACTGGGGCAATGGAAAAAGAT